TGATAACGTCAATCGACCCAAGCATTACACACAAGGTAAAGTGGAATGTATTGATGCTATCGAGTCGGCAACCATGGGTCTGGTGGGGATAATTGCAGTTTGTGTAGCAAATGTAATTAAGTATGTTTGGAGGTTTGCTTTAAAGAACGGCGTTGAGGATCTTGACAAAGCAGACTATTACTTACAAAAACTTCGCAAGAAAGTGAGGGAACGTGATGGACATCAAAGCAATGATTGAACAGTTGCGTGAAGAGTTCGCTATGGCACATCTGAATAACTCCAGGGTTATGGAAATAATAGATACGTTATGGAAAGAGAATCAAGAACTCAAACGTTTAGCAACGATGAAGTTCAAAGACATCGACGATGAGCAATAAAAAAGAAAGAAGTAAAAGAGAGTTAGCGGGTCCAGGCATTGATCTGGATTTCAGTAGCGCAAGAACGACATACAAATTTCTCCAAAGTAATGCATTCGTTCGCGGACTGATGGGGCCTGTGGGTTCAGGCAAATCGTATGCATGCGCTGCTGAGATTATGATGAGGGCCGTTAGGCAAAAACCATCGCCTATCGATGGGATCCGCTACACTCGTTTTGTAATTGTCAGGAACTCTTACCCTGAACTTAAGACGACAACCATTAAGACATGGCAAGAGTTATTTCCTGAAAACACTTTTGGTCCAATGTTGTATACACCTCCAATCACTCATCACATTCGCCTCCCGTCCCGTGGCGATGCTGCGGGTATAGACTGTGAAGTGATTTTCCTTGCATTGGACCAACCTAAAGACGTACGTAAATTGTTATCATTAGAACTAACAGGAGCGTGGGTAAATGAAGCAAGAGAACTTCCAAAAGCTGTTATTGATGGTCTCACTCATCGGGTTGGTCGTTATCCTACACAGCGGGATGGCGGACCGACTTGGCATGGAGTGTGGATGGATACTAACCCAATGGATGATGACCATTGGTGGTTTAGGTTAAGTCAAAAGGAACCGATTACAGGTAAGTATGCTTGGGACTTCTTTCATCAACCAGGTGGTGTGATTGAGGTCAGTCCAGAACATTTGCCAGATAATCCAGAAGCGAATGATCATATCTTTGCTGGGGGTCGTTGGTGGACAATCAATCCTAAAGCAGAAAACGTATCGAACTTACCAGGTGGATATTATGCTCAGATGTTGGGTGGTAAGAACTTAGATTGGATTCGTTGTTATGCTGAAGGTAAGTTTACTTATGTACAAGAAGGTAAACCTGTATGGCCTGAGTATGATGACAACTTGATGAGTTCAAGTGAGGTCGATTATGATCCTACCTTACCTATTCATATTGGTCTTGACTTTGGTTTGACACCAGCAGCTGCAATAGGACAGCGATTAAACAATGGACGATGGGTTATTTTACATGAAATCGTTACAGAAGATATGGGGTTAGAACGTTTTGGCACACAACTGTTAGCTGAGATTAACGCTAAATATCCTAAAGCACAGATTATGGTATGGGGTGATCCAGCTGGTATGCAGCGTGATGCGATCTATGAAGTCACAGCATTTGATTATTTACGTACATTAGGATTGCGTGCGCAACCTACTGCATCAAATAATTTCCAAGTACGACGTGAAGCAGCAGCGGCTCCTATGCAACGATTGATTGCGGGCAAACCTGGATTAGTATTACATACTTCTGTTAAGCGATTGAGAAAATCTTTAGCTGGTGGGTATCATTTTAAACGAGTCAGTGTCGGTGCTGGTCAAGAACGATTTAGAGACAGTCCTAATAAAAACGAACATTCTCACATAGGTGATGCATTTGGTTATCTGCTTTTGGGTGGTGGAGAGCATAAGCGGATGACCAAGTCCGCCTTGACACAAAATACATTAATTTCACAAACTGTAGTAAATAGTGACTTCGATGTTTTTAATACACGTTGATCAAATACTTAAAAACATGCCTGATGTTAATCACGGCTACTACTTACCTTTTCATGAAAGTCATTTATCTAATTTTAAGGGCATTGAAGAATATGGATCTAAATCATTGTCGATTGAAGATAGAAAACGGCTTATTATGTTTCAGTCTCAATGTGGTCCTTGCATTACTGCGTTTATTAACAATCAGCCTGTCGCTATGTTTGGTTGTGTGTTTCTCTGGAGTGGCGTTGGTGAAGCGTGGTCTTTATTTGCTGAGGAATCCAGAAGATACCCAATAGCTATGACTAAAGGTGCGTTATCATTCTTTGATAGCTGTCAGATATTATTTAATTTACATCGAATACAAATTACTGTAAAGTGTAGTGATCAAAGGGCTGTACGTTGGGCTAATCGTCTTGGTTTTACATCAGAGGGTACTATGATGGCTTACAGTGCAGATAAAGATGATACATATATGATGAGGAGAACTTAATGGGTGGTGCATTTGGTGGTGGTAAGCCAGACACATCAGCAGCTGAAGAATCATTACGATTACAGCGTGAAGAAACAAAACGTGCAAGAGAGGCAGCTGAAGCAGAAAAAAGAGATTATGCTGAAAAAATGACAGCATCAAAACGTGCAAGATTAAAAGGTGGCAAGCGTATGTTGTTATCTGAATCTAGATTAACACCAGAAGCTGGCTTAGAAGACGAAAACATACAAACACTAGGATAAGTTATGGCAGCCTTAGACTTTGGGATGGCATTGGCAAGAGGTATGTTGCCAACATCTGAAAAAGCACAAAAAGATTTAATCAATCTTGCTGGTGGTCGTAATATCTTTAAATCCGAAGATTGGTGGAATCAACAAGTTGATAAACAAATTTCAAAAGGTTATCGTACTGTAGAGCGACAAGATAAAGAGTTCTTAATGCCATCAGGTGAATACCAGCCAGGTAAACGACAAGTTAGTACAACCTATGGTAGAACAATTATGGGGCAGTTCTCTCCAGTAACAGGACCATTTGGTATGCCTTACACACCATCATATCATCCATTATTTGGTTATGGTGGTGGTGTACAAGCCAGAACATCAGTCAGTTACAAAGCACCAGAAGGTGCAGTATTTACCATAGATCCACGCACTAGAGAAAAACAATACACATCAAGAGACTTTGATGTTTTTGGTAAACGTGAAGATTATACTGCTGGTGAATTATCTGATATTGAAAGAAGTGCTGAAGTTGGTGCGTCAAGAGCTAAAAGACAAACAGAACAATCTAAAGCATCACAAAAAAGATTAAGACGTGGCACAGGTGGATTAGCAGCTAAAGCTATACTACCTGGTGATAAACCAGCAACAGGATTGCCAGCGCTTGGTGAAACAGGCCTTGGTTTAGGAACGGCAACATTAGGAAAAGGATTGATGTTATGAGTGGTGACGATAAGATGATTAAGTTTGGCAAAGATGGTAAGCCAACAGATGAAACTATGGAATATTTATTTAAAAATGATCGTGATAAGTTTTTAGAGTTTCAAGATAAATATATGACAACTAAAGGCACTATGGGTGACAATGTGTTTAAAGATATTTTACAAAAAGTCATGGGTAAGTCTAAGGGAGATAAGAAATGAAAAAAGGTTTATATCATAATATCAATGAACGTAAGAAAAAAGGTATTAGTCGTCCTAAATCTAAATCTACTATATCTGACAAAGCTTATAAAAATATGGTAGCTGGTTTTCCTAAAAAGAAAAAATAGATGGAACAATATAGAGACGCCTATTCGACTCGACCAGTTGAACATGTAAGATTAATTGAAGGCCATGCATTTAGTGCTGGTTTAGTTGCTGATTATGATAATCAAGTAGCAGCTGGATCTAGCATTGATATTGTAATTGCGTTTCCACAAGGAGTAAATCCGGTATTTGGTATTAATGGTTTATCTAGTGGTAATGCAGTTGGCTATTTATATGAAGGTGCTAGTGCAACAGGTGGCACATCATTACCAATAATTAACAGAAATAGAGCAAGTACACTGAGTACAACTGGAGTAGCTTTAGCTAATCCTACTGTAACTAGCACAGGATCATTAATATTAAAAGAAATATTAACTGGTGGTGTTGGTAAAAAAGGTGGTGGTGGTGAAGTGGGTGGTAATAATCTTATTTTAAAAGGATTGACTAATTACTTATTTAGATTAACCAATGCAGACGTGAATAACAATCCACATGCAATGGAAATTATATTAAGTTGGACTGAATAATGGTTGCTAAAAAACATCAGAACCCTAAAGGCGGACTCAATGAAGCTGGACGTAAACATTTTAAAAGAACTGAAGGATCAAATCTTAAACCACCACAGAAGTCTGGTACTCATGGTAGGCGTGTCAGCTTTGCTGCACGTTTTGGTGGGATGGCTGGTCCTTTAAAGGATGAAAAAGGGAGACCAACAAGACTTAAAAAAGCATTAAGTGCTTGGGGTTTTGGTAGCAAGGAAGCGGCAAGATCATTTGCAGCAAGGAATAAAAAAGGATAATTATGGCAGAGATGATGCGTTTAAGTGCTGAAGATGTTTTAAAGAGACATGAGAAAGCATTAATAAGAAAAGAAGACTTTAGAAACTTATATGAAGAAGCGTATGAGTTTGCTCTTCCACAGCGTAACTTATATGATGGCCATTACGATGGTAAAGTAGGCGGTAATAAGAAAATGAATCGTGTATTTGATTCTACTGCCATCAACTCTACACAACGATTTGCTAATCGTATGCAGTCAGGCATATTCCCTCCACAACGTAAGTGGTGTCGATTAGAGCCAGGTGCTGATATTCCTCAAGAAAGAAATGCTGAAGCTCAAGCTGCATTAGATTTATATAATGACAAACTATTTGATACATTGAAACAATCTAACTTTGATGTAGCTATTGGTGAGTTCTTGCTTGACTTATCAGTTGGTACCGCAGTTATGATGATTCAACCAGGTGATTCTGTTAATCCAATTAACTTTATTCCTGTACCACAATATCTAGTATCTATTGAAGAAGGGGCTAATGGCCAAGTTGATAATGTATACCGACGTATACGAATGAAGGGTGAGGCTATACAAAGACAATATCCTGATGCAAAGATTCCTAATGAAATACAAACTAAGATTGATCAAAAACCAACAGATGATGTAGAGTTAATTGAAGCAACTGTATTTGATCAGAAGCGTGGTGATTATTGCTATCATGTTATTCATAAAGATTCTAAAACAGAATTAGTATATAGACGTATGGAATATAGCCCATGGGTTGTATCTCGTTATGCAAAAGTAGCGGGTGAGATCTATGGTCGTGGTCCATTAATTACAGCATTGCCTGATATTAAAACTCTTAACAAGACATTAGAGTTAGTCTTAAAAAATGCATCTTTAGCAATTAGTGGTGTGTATACAGCTGCTGATGATGGCGTATTAAATCCTAACACAGTAAAAATTATGCCAGGTGCAATTATTCCTGTTGCACGTAATGGTGGGCCACAAGGTGAATCACTAAGACCATTACCACGATCAGGCGACTTTAATGTATCTAATATTGTAATGAATGATTTACGTACTAACATTAAGCGTATCTTATTAGATGAGTCATTACCACCAGATAATATGTCAGCTCGATCAGCAACAGAAGTAGTAGAACGAATGAAAGAATTATCACAGAATCTTGGTTCTGCATTTGGTCGCTTAATTAATGAAACAATGATACCTTTAGTATCCAAAATACTACAAGTGATGGATCAACAAGGTATAATATCTCTACCATTAAAAGTAAATGGTTTAGAAATCAAGATTGCACCAGTGGCTCCATTAGCAATGGCACAGAATATGGATGATGTACAGAACATATTACAGTATGCACAGATTGCACAACAAGCTGGACCAGAAGGTGCGATGAATATCAAGATTGATGAAATGATGGATTATGTTGCAGAGAAGCTTGGAGTTCCTCAAAGATTAAGACCAACTCCACAAGAACGTATGATGATGAAACAACAAATGCAACAACAGATGCAACAGCAAATGGCAGTTGAGGCTGCACAGCAAGAAGGATAATAAATGGCTGGATGGGAAGATTTACAAGAAGCATTACCATTAGAACGAGGTGATGCTAATCAAAAGCGAGACGATATAGATCGTCTTTGTCTGCGTGTCCTAGGGGGTGAGGACGGGGAAAAACTAATGAAATGGCTGCGTGAAGCAGTCGTTGAGCAACCCGTTGCTTTGCCGGGTAGCGATCCAAGCTACGCATTTTACCGAGAAGGACAAAATTCAATAGTGAAGGATATAGAAGCAAGGTTAATTAGAGCAAGGAAATTATAAATGGAAGAAACAATCGAGCCTAGTGTTCAAGAGGAAGCTCAAGAATCTACTGGCCTACTCGATGGAGCAACTCCAGAGCCAGAAGAATCAACTGAAACTAACCCTCAAGCAACAGAAGTAGATCATCGTGATCCTGAAGAACTAAAAGCAAAGCAAGAATTTGCTACAGGTGAAGAGGAAGACGAGCCATTAGAGCGACCTGATTGGTGGCCTGAAAACTTTTGGAAGTCTGATGAAGAGGCGCCAGATCTAGAAGGCATTGCTAAATCTTGGATGGATCTACGTAAACAAATCTCACAAGGAAAACACAAAGCACCTAAAGATGGTAATTATGATACATCTGCTTTTGGTGATGTTCCTGAAGATGATCCTTTAAGAAGTCATGTAATGACCTGGGCATCACAATATGGTGTCAGTCAAGCAGCATTAGATGACTTAGTTGGTCAAGTTGTAGAAATGAACATGGCTAATGCACAAGAAGCATCTGTGAATTTAGAACAAGAGCGTAAAGCTTTAGGCCCTAATGCTGAAGCAAGAATCAATGGTATTGTTAAATGGGCAACAGGTTTAGTTCAAAAGGGTGTATGGGGTAATGATGACTTTGAAGAGTTTAAGGTAATGGGCGGCACTGCTAAAGGTATTGCTGCATTAGAAAAACTCAGAGCATCTTATGAAGGCCGTGTACCTGTTGAAACTACTCCAGTAGAAGGGGCGCCATCTAAAGAAGAGTTATATCAAATGGTAGCTGATCCTAGATATAAAGACGACCCATCATATCGTAAGAAAGTCGAAAGAGCATTCGCTCAAAACTTCGGTTAAACGCTTGACAATAGGCTTTGTTCCCATGTAAAATCGGGAATGAGGCCTATTACATATTCATTGTAACCCTTAAACGCAAGTAACCTTGTCGACTGGCTATCGTAAATAGCAAGCACTGGCCCAGATTTCTGGCACACCTCAGCGATTAATACACAATTTTATTAATTACTATAAGGAGTCAATAATGGCTATTGGATTATCTAATGCTTTTGTTACCTTATTTGATGCCGAAGTTAAACAGGCTTACCAAGCTAAAGCGCAATTAGTTGGTGCGGTTAGACAAAGACGCGGCGTTGAAGGTTCAACAGCAAAATTCCCTAAAGCGGGTAAAGGCGTAGCTACATTAAGAGTACCACAAACAGACGTAACACCATTGAATGTGGATTTCTCACAAGTAACAGCTACAATGGAAGATTGGAATGCAGCAGAATATTCTGACATCTTCATGCAACAAAAAGTTAACTTTGATGAAAGACAAGAATTAGTGCAAGTTGTGGCTAATGCTATCGGTCGTCGTCAAGACCAACTTATTCTTGACGCTCTTGCAGCTGCATCATTAGCTGCGGGTAACGTTATTGCTACATCAGTTGGTGGCGCAGACACTAACTTAAACTTAGACAAGCTTTTAGCTGCTAAGAAAGCAATGGACGCAAACAACGTTCCTCCAACAGATCGTCACATGATTATTCATGCTAACAACTTATCTTCATTATTAGCTGAACAGAAATTAACATCATCTGACTATGCTTCTATTAAAGCATTAGTTCAAGGTGAAATTAATACATTCTTAGGCTTTACATTCCACGTTCTTGGTGATCGTGCTGAAGGTGGTTTACCAGTTGCTGCTGGTGATGTTCGCTCATGCTGGGCGTTCCACAAAGACGCAGTTGGTTACGCTGAAGGCATGGGTCCTAAAACTGAAATCAACTACGTACCAGAAAAAACATCGTTCTTAGTGAACTCTATGTTCTCTGCTGGTGCCGTAGCGATTGACGCGGAAGGTATTGTCGAAGTTAAATCAGACGAAACTTAATCTAAGGAGATAACACATGGCTTATAATAAAGACAATTTGCAACCAATCGGTGGCCAGTCTAAAGCTGGTAATGCTCCTCAAGTTTGGAGTTATAAAACCACAGATGCTAAAACAGCTGTAGACGCATCAGGCTACTTTAATGATGCATCATCATTATTAAAAGTAGGCGACTTAATCTACTTACATGCATCAACTGGCGGTACAGCAACATACAGCTTACACCCTGTTGTTTCTAACGCTTCTGGCGTTGTAGACATCAGTGATGGTACAGCTATATCAGCTACTGACAGCGACTAAGTTGTTTAATGCAGATCAGGTAGGTACTTCGGTGCCTACCTATTTGCACATTTAAAGGAAACAAAATGGCTACAGGTGATACCGATATAAGAATATGCTCTGATGCATTACTCATGCTTGGTGCAAACCCAATATCATCATTTACAGAAGGAACCGATGAATCTAATATTTGTGATCGACTTTATCCGGATATTAAGATTCGTACACTGACTATGTATGATTGGTCATTTTCATTCAAGAAGACACAATTAGGTCGATTAGTTACAACGCCAACAAATGAATACAAATACGAATATCAACTACCATCTGACATTATTGGCAGACCAAATGCAGTATATGATTCAGAAAAGGTAGGTATCCCAAGACGAAGAGAATATCGTCTTATAGGTGATAAATTATTAACAGACTACGAAAAAGTATATATTGATTATCAATACAATGTACCTGAGTATGC